ATATCTGGAAGATTCTTATTCAAAAGAGGATACCATAATTTCCACAGAACATGATTTTTTTAATTTGCTTACAGACTTCCGGAATTAAAATTTTTTTGTATTGTTCAAGTGTCCACCCAGTTTTCTTAATGTTAGGGTTTTCAAGCCCTCCGTTTATATTACGTGTACACATAGGACACGATGCTTGGCAATTATTTGTTATTTCTAAATGTAAGGATTCTAATTGAGAAAATTTAAACATTCTTATATCCAACTACCATAAACCGTGTATACATAGTCATAGTATATTCTTTTTCCGTTAAACTATTTAGATTTATTTTTTTGCTTAGTTCATTTAATGACTTTACACAATTTATATGTTCATTTAGAGCTGTAAAATTATTATTCTGCACAACAATAAGACTGTTGGTAGGTATTCTTGTTTTCCAAGCGTCTAATACTTCGTCGGTAACGTGTTCGCTGCTTGTGTTGATAACAATATCAGGATTATTTTTATATTCATACGATGCCATATCGTCTGTTATAGCAGTAAACCTTCCTTGCATCTCATACCTTTTATTAATTGTATAAGCAATTTCTTCACAACTAGGGTCTATATCAACAGACGTAATGCTTTCTACATATATGTCAGAATTAAACAAAAGAGAAGCTAATACTCCGTTCCAGCCGCCGTGTATAACAATATGATTAGGTTTGTCTTCTACAAATGCTTTTAGGTTTTCTATCAACCACAATTTAGAATATACTTGTCCTTTCCAGAAACTTTCAAGAGTTCTATATCTATCATCTGAATTGCGTATAGCATCCATCCAGAAAAGAACATCCTCTATATCAACCTTCATATTTTACCTTAGGTATTTTCGAATCCGCAGAACTTACACAGGTAGGTGTTATACATTTTTGCGGTGACTTAAACAGGTCAAATCCTGTATCTATTGTTCCAAGTGGCTGATCATGACAGGAATAAGAGCGTTTAATCTCTCCTCCGGGTTCTCTCACAATACAACTTTGATACCCGGCATTGCATCGCCATCCCTTAAATTTATTGAAACCAAATGCATTCAATCTCTCAGCTTGGTCAAAATCATACCAGACACCCTGATCGTCTTGCAGACTCATTTGGGTTGCCTGCTCTCCGTTCATATGCTGCGGAAATCCTGTTTGCATTTTGTCTATCTGTGCCTGAGTATAGTCTCCCACAATAAAACTTGCTGTAGGGTCGCTTTGAGGCTTTAGCGTGACGTTTATTCCCTTCTCTGCAAACTTTGCACACCTATCGTAGTATTCATCAAACAATTCCGGCACCATAACTTGATTGATTGTTAGTAGAACGCCTTGCTGTGTAAGCTGAAGACATTTATCGCTGAACTCTTGTTCTTTAGCAAACTCTGCATGAAAACTGGCAGTTATGCTTCTACGTTCTAATTGCTCGGTAATATCTAGCCATTCTCGCCACCATTTAGACCCAGGGGACAAATTAGTAGTCATGTGTATGCTTTGGTATTCAGGGTTAGGGTCGTCAGCATAGTGTTCAATTAATCTTAAAAAATGTTTGTATGCTGTAGGCTCACCGCCTGAAAAAGAAAAATGAAAATTTCTAAAACCGTTATCTTCTGCTTGAGATTTAATTTCATCTATAACAGCACAATAAGTTGCCAATGATCTATGATCGGGTGTAGATGATCTAGCATATGGCCAGCAGTAAGAACAGGCGTAATTACAAAAACGACCAAGAATCCATGATACTGTAAAAAGATCAGAATCTAACAGAGTTTTTTGTCCCACTCTAACTATCTTATTAAACGGTAATTTTTGAAAATCGTTCATATAACCATTCGAAATCGTTTATTTTAGATAATTCTTGTAAATTATTCTTGTTTTGCTCGCCGAATTCTCTGCCTTCCTTGGCTACTCGAATTGCGTCTATACCAAAATGAATGCCTGTTCCTACATTGCACTCAGTATCCAACCTATCTGCTGTTTCTGTGTTGTTCTGCCTGTCAATTATTCTACTTGCTAGCTTTGCACATTCTCTAAACCCTGATTTCCAAGAGTTAAATGAATCTGTATTGAATGCTGTAATATTAGAAATTGCAGGCATTGCCTTAAATTCAGAACTAATCGATGTGGTCATATCCGGGGTAGCAGTATCCATTTTTGTTGTTGACTTGCGAGGTAGCAGTTTTACTCCGCCATAACCGTATATAAGATCATTTACAGGATTTATGCTTCTCCATACGTGAACAGTATCTAAGTCGTATTCATCAACTTCATAATCAAAAGAAAAACCGTCTAGTAATTGTGCATCTGCATCAACAACCCAAAACATTTTTGTAAAACACATTTTTGCAGCCTTAATGTGTGCCTGATGTATTCCCTTTACGCCGTCTACTCTCTTAGCAGAAGGATAGCGTGATTTTAAAAGTTCCCAGTTTTTTTCTGCGTTGGGTTCGCCGTAAGAAATGAAGGTAATGTCGTACATGTTATATTATTTCTCGTTCTTGTAGAATTTTATATAAAAATTTTGTATATTCGTCATGTGCTGGCTTGAAGTGATGCCAATATTTGCCAAATTTTTTGTGACCTAGAACTTTTCGGCAATAAGGAAAGTATGCATACATTTCTTCATTTGGTTTATAATAACATTTTGTATCTAATTTGTCAATTATAGGAGTAGTATATTCAGTTCGTTCAATACCGTTACATGTATTAATCATAAAATAAGGGATATTTAAGGATTTTAATATTTGTTGGGTTGAGTAGGCTAAAGTAGCTCTTTCGTTTTCTTTTAAATGAAAATCAAAAAGAATGTCAATAAATTTATTAAGTTTTTTCATTTTATTGTCAAGTATTAACTTACTATCTGTGCCAGATGTGAATGGGAAATATTTTTCATCAGCTAGCTCCGCTAGATTTTCGTATTTAAAATTGTTTTCTTCCGCATATCTTAATTCCATTCTAGGACTAGCAGTCCATCCTATCAAAAAGAATACGTCTTGCGGATTTTCCATGTAATGAGCAATATACTCAACAACTTTTCTATGTATAAATTGATTGCTTGCACCATTCACAGAAACATTTATACACTTATATCCTAATTTATTTGCAAGCTGTGCCGCAAAACAGTGCTTTCTATTGTATTCGCTTACGGGATTTTCTCCGTCTAGCTCAGCGCCTGCCATATGACTACAACCGATTGCTACTAGCGTTTTCATAGATACTCTCTAATCCAAGGAATATATTCTTTTATATCAATATTCCTGTATTTGTCACTTGCTTTTGTATTTTCAATAAAGTGATTCCACTTTTCCGAATTTCTTTCTTGATTTAATATATTTTTCAAATTCTTGATGTTTTCTAGACTATGTATTTCCCATTCTGGAATACAATCCAAATTAAGAAACTTGTTGTATGAAGTATCTAAAGTTTCTTTAACTTGTTCTTTTATTTCGTCTGGTAAGTGACGAATATTCATATTATCAGGATGTTCAACTATGTTAAAGTGGGGTAAAACATTTTGATATCCGTAATGACGAGAATAATCTTTATTATGATAATGCCAGTCTTTATATTGCCGTAAACACCAGTCTAGCATTTCGTCTATAGCATGAATGTTTAGAACGCTCAAAGTCACATGAGTATGCACTGTAAAATTTTCATTTGTTTTACTATACTTTTTGATTTTTTCAATATTTCGTTCAATTACTTTCCAATTACTAGGATATCTGACATAATGAGCTAGTTCTCCAACAGCATCTAAACTCAGTGATAGGTTTATGCCAGCAAATTGGTTCCATATATCTAATAAGCTTTTTGGTAAAACTGTTCCGTTTGTGTTATAAAAAAGACGTATATTTTTGGCCCAACCTTGATCAATAATGTGTTCTAACCAAGCATAATGTTCTTTTGCTACCAGAGGTTCTCCACCAACAAAATTTATGCTCTTGATATTTGGCAGAACTGGATCGAAAAAATCTTTGTCAAAAGCTTTAATATACCAAGGATCTGAATGAATTTCTTTCGCATGTTTGTAGGTGTTATGATCCCAATCGGTGTGCGGAACAGTTTTTGATTCATCTATCCATTGGTTACTTGCCCAAGGACTACAACTTCTACATTTTAAATTACAGGTATTTCCCAGTGTTATATCTAGATATGTAACTGCTTCTTTTTTTAAAAAACCATTATTTTTTAAATTATCAAGATTTTTATCAATTTGATCGTCATAAATTTCATTGTTTATTTGCCTAAAACTTTTTATACCAGCTTCCTCTAATTTCCAGCAAGCTTTGCACGGATCAGCTTTTTTTCCTTTTAACAGATCTTTTCGTAATTTTTTTAATTTTTTATCATTTAGAAGGGTTTCAATATTGCTTTCTGTTTTTTCCCTAAACACTGCAGATAAGTTTTTTGTATCAATCTTTGATTCTGTTCTTAGATGTGTAAAGCAACATGGTCTAAAATATCCAGAATGATTTACACTTATGCTTTGCATCGCATAATAGCAATAAGTGTCCTCTATTTCATCGAATTTCTTTGACATGGCTCTTTTTTGCCTTAGAAATATTAATGTCTGCTGCACAATGACAATGTGCTTTAGGACACCAAATTCCATGCATTTTTTTAGTTTCAAATTTTCCTTCTAGTATGTTACCTATCACTGTTCCGACGCCGCAGCTTGCCTGTTGAATTTTTCCATCTGGGAAAATATGTAAACTTTCGTGGATATTGCAATACCAACCTTTAAAAAAATTTTTGCCTTCTGTTATAATTTCATTGGTGTCAATAGCATGCGTTTTACCTTTAGTATCTAAGATTTTTGCCCAAGCATAATTAGGGTCTTTTTTTATTTTCATTTTTTGTTTTGATTCTGTCGAATTGTTTTTGAAAAACTGATTTTTCCATTCTTCAGAATAATCCCAAGGATCTGTTGTTGGACGCAGTTCGTCATAAACAGGCGCGTATTCAATCATGTAGTTTTTACAGTGTTTTTTCAATTTTTTGGAGAAATCTATGCACTGTTCGAACAGTTTATCGTGCATCATAAGCCTAGCACACAGATAATTTTTTTTGTCTTGCAAGAATTTATAATTTTCTATATATTTTTCTTCCTTACACCATTCTGGATGATAACTTGCTACTACATCGTCAAAAAGATAATGGTTTTGTTCCCACCATTTAAGCGGTCTACTAAAATTTGTGTTAACTCCTACACAGCTTCCCGGAAATTCTACTTTATTTCTAAATGTTTCTACTATAGGTATTAATCCTTTCCAATAGGTCGGCTCGCCGCCGCTTAAGAATAATTTAAAATATCGATAACCTTGTGATTGGTAATAATCTATAATATATTCTAATGTTTCTTGAATTTGGTCTATATTATCTTCGTTTTTGTTTCTACCAGCCCAGTTCCATTCCGAACAATATGAACATCTAAAATTGCAAAAATCATTAACTTGCCATGCAATCGAAATCCACTTGTCTTTGGCAGGTACTATAGCATCAAATTCTTTCATTTATCTTTTATTACCTCACCTAATTTTGGAAATAAATCATAGAAATTAAAACGTCTATATCTATCATTTATTTCAATATAGGTTTGCATTCTTTCTATAAGGTCTTTAGAGTACTTATCGGTGTTTTTTGTATAATTAATTATCCTGGCAATTGGATCCCTATGTGATTGGGGATCAATAGATCCTAATTCTTGGACTGCTAGATCTCTAATATGTTTTGGCCATACACAACTATGTAATTGGTCTGGATATTCTAGAAATATTGGAACAAAATCTATCCTTCTTCTTTGAATATTCGTAAGCCATTCAACCAGCGGCTTTACGTCAAAAATATTCCAAGCTTGATATACAAAGTAGATTTTTAATTGTACTTTTTTTGGAAGCTGCTGTGCTTTTTCGAAGTTTCGTTCAA